TTCATATCCTGCGATATTACGATGGCAGGTTGAAAAAAGATTACCTGGTGTTCAATTCGATGATGTTAGTATGAACACATCTGGTGTAACACTTTCAGGTGTGAAATTAGATAAAGGTTGGATCAAAGGTGACCTAGATAAGATCTCATCGGACTTTCAAGGTCACAATATTTTCATCAACGGTGGTATATTGTCCGTAAATCTTGACGTCAAGCCGAATGGAAAAGGGCAAGAAGATCAGCATAGAAACATACAATTCAGTAATCTGTCGCTTAACGTTACTAAGGAAGCTCACAACATTAAGCTCGAAAATATTAGATCTGAAAAGAATAATATCTGCTTCACAAAGGCACAGCTAGTGACGCCTTCTATTGCTACAGGCCCCGGGTGCTTCGACAGAGAAACTCATGTGGTTACAGTCGGCGAGGCAAATCTCAAACAACTTAAGATTATGGGTGCAATAATCACAAACTTCGTGGCAAGCAATATCACTTATGATACAAAGGAAAAGATTGCTGTGGTGGAAGATATCACTGCGCAGATTGTATTTGAGAAACAAACTTTTTTAATTAAAACTAAGGGAGTTAGAGCTTCTCGTCACCCTGATACAATTACGTTAGACAAGCTAGAAGTACGACATCCATGGCTTGCTACAGATTGGATTGCCATGGAAAACGTAAAAGTCCAGCATGGGGATAGATGGGACTTGACTATCGGCGGAAGCCATGTTAAAATTGAGCCAGTTACATTAACTTTGTCAGGATCTGAAAATTGTGATACATGGATTAATTCTTTGCCTGTTAATCTTAAGATATCGCCTCTTGACAAAATTCAAATGAAAGGTAAGACCAACTTTTCTATAGGATTTAGACCGAAACCTTCATTCACATTGAAATCTGACTGTCGTGCAACATGTAATTCAATTCCAAATCTAAGAAAAACTTTCATTTACACTGCATACAGACCTATGGGAGAAAAGTTTCAAAGGGAATCAGGACCTGGATCTAAAGGCTGGGTTACGTTACGGATGATGAGTGACATGCCTCTGGCTGCGATAACCATGGAAGATCCTGGGTTTGAACACCACAGCGGATTCATCGTTCAAGCCTTTGTTAATAGCTTCACTGACAACTTAAAGCACGGCCGCTTTCTTCGCGGCGGTAGTACATTAACCATGCAGTTAGCTAAGAATCTATGGCTCACCCGAGACAAGACGCTTGGTAGAAAAGTTCAGGAGTTTTTTCTGGCACAAGGTATAGAGTCCTGCTATTCGAAGGATGAGATTATGGAGTTATATTTGAATGTTATTGAATTTGGTCCAAATCAATATGGAATCGAATCGGGTACGAAACACTGGTTTAAGAAAGGCCCAGGAGAATTATCACCTCAGGAGGCATTTTGGCTGGCGAGCATTCTTCCGAAGCCAAGCAGAACCGGACCACCAACAGATGCATCGCTTAAACGAATTGATGGGTTAATGAAAAGATTCGCTAACGACGGTCGAATACCTGATTTTAGTTTAGATATTGTTGAAGATGATATTGCTGAATCTGAATCGCGATCACAAGTTGATTGGTGACGATTGTGGTAGTTGGTGATTTAATTAGGACAAAATTTAGAGATAGGTCTGTGTCGATGTGGAATACCAACAGTCCTCCTGAGGTCGGAGTGATAGGTAATTTTAAACCTACTCAAGTTGGTTTAATCATCGACATCGCGCGTGAAAACTCAAGGACTATGTTTAGAATATTCGTTAATGGTAAACGCGGGTGGATATATGATACATTTCTGGAGATGGTTAGCACAATGTCAATGCAAGTTAAGGGCGCCGATCCACTTTGACTTTAAAACCAGGCGATTACTTTAAAGCGATAATAGATGCAATTTCACGACTTAATCAATAATCCTATGCATGATCATTTTGATATAAGACAAAAACTAAAATTAGTTCAGAAAATTTTAAGTGCAAGCCTACATCTACATAAGTTAGAATTTATAAATCATGACAGCTCAAACTAATTTAAAATATAAAATTCGTGACATGGTTACTGGTCTTTATCAAGATGAGAGTTACGGAAAGAGTAGTTTGTATCCTGCAGCAACCTGGTCTGAAAAGGGCAAGATGTGGTGTAAGATATCTGATCTAAAGCTTCACCTAAATTTACTTCAAAAAAATTATATTGCAATCTCACCTCTCTGGCAAATCATTGAGATTGAACCATCTGGGTTTGAAAATAATTGTTATCCTGCTACTGCATTAATCTAATAGACAACAATCTCATTTTCTATTGACAGTGTAAAAAATTCTATTAGATTAGCAGACATCTACGAAAAAGTTTTATTTGAAACAATTAAAAGAATACTTTCTATTATGAATAACATGTTAAACCTAAATCTTAAGCTCTGTTTTGTTAAGCGCAATTTTGCTTGGTTTACTTCGTGTCCGCTTGTTTATCAATGGGGTGACGATTGGGACATGGCTCCATATGAATTTAACGCAGGTATGCCTCATACGTGCCACAAGACGAAAGAAACCGAGCAACAGGATCATACAGTCATAAAAGTTTATTGGGAGGCAGCATATGTGACACCAGACATTCTTGAAGAAAAGTCAAGTTGGTCAACAAAAACAATTAATCGAGGCGATATTCCTTGGCTTAGCGTGTGTCCTTTATCTGATCAAGAATTAGCGCCCATCTACTCTGGTACTACACTTTGTGATTTTATTAAGCTTATTCAAGTTTCAGGAGGTGAAGTATTTATTCCCTTTTGTGAGAAGTTAGAAATAAAAGCTATTGAAACACCTACGCTTAATTTGACCGTTAAAAGCAAGAAAGAAAAGTCAAAGTCTAAGAGTAAGTCAAAGAAGAAAAAGTCAAAGTAATTTTGTTATTTCGACTACTAACTCACTACAGTCTTTTTTCCTTATGACTCTATGCCATGTGCACTTTTTGATAAAATAAACTTTATTGGGCATCATTAAATCTGGCAAGTCATTGTCTCTTTGAAAATACCAGCCTTCACCCTTTAATACACGAACAGATCTATCTTCGGCATCTCTATGCCAAATTAATTCTTCATTAAGCGTTGATTGCTTAAAAGTTCTAATTTTAATTGTTTCACTAATCTGTTTTTCTTCAAAGGGTAGCATCACCACCAACCAGGAATGTCTCTTCCAAAGAATTTAGTTAATCTACAAGACCAGTAACCGGGTTTAGTTCTATCTTTCTTCTTTGCACATTGATGTCTATCACCAAAAGATTTTCGTCTTTTTCTAGCAGCTTCAGAGTCGCCCATCGCATCAGGCATTGAAGAACCAAAAGAAACTTTCTTGACATTACCTGTTTTAGGATTTCGAACATAAACATATGCTTTGCCGCCTGCACCTCTTTTTGGTTTGCCAAGTTCAACATCTCGACCTTTGTATTCAGCTTCAGTAAGACTAATTTCTTCCAGCTGTGGAAAGTCCAAAGGCACATTAATACCTTCATATAAATCCCATTCACCTAAATCAGATTCGAGCAAATCTTTTTCAAAATCACTTTGAGGTTTATAACTTCCATTTTTGTACAGCTCTCGTGCTTCTTGCATTAAAACAAAGTATTTCTTAGAACCTTTTCTATACACAGGATTATCAAAAGCTATGCCTTCTTGCATATGCCATTGAATTCCGCTTGATAACAAAGTAGTTTTGTTAACCTGACCAAATCTTTGAAGAATTTCTTCTCTGATTAATTTTCGAAGTTGTCGTTCTAAGATTTGCATATTTATATTTATTATCTACGACATAATAATGTTAAAATTCGTAGTTTCCTTAGACGATAAAATTTTATAAATTTGCGTGTCTTTGTAGTATATTGTTTAATCTAAGCCGATATTGGCTTTCAATAAAAGGTATGAAATGAACAAGAAACTATTCACAATCGTTTGTTTTTCAGCAGCTCTTGTCGCTTGTAAGGACAAGGAAGAGACAGCTGAAACCACTGTGGCATCTTCGACTTCAACGGTTACAGCTTCTAGCTCGTCCTCAGACGCAGGAGGTGCCGGCGGATCTGCTGTTTCAGGCTCAGGTGGTACTACTGCTTCAGCCGGTGGCGCTCAAGGAACAGGTGGAGAAGTTAGTACAACTGCTATGGTCAGCTCATCCGGGGCAGGCGGCAGCGGTGGTGCAGGCGGCAATTAAGCTAAAAAGACTAGAATTATAATTCCCTTAAATTAGGCCCTGTAACCCAGGGCCTTTTTTGTTTTCAATTTTAGATGCTTGAAGGAATACTTACGCATTAAGGAAAAATAAAATGAGAATTAAGCTTGCACAGCTGCGATCTCTAATAAGAGAAGCAATCGAAGAAAGCATACAGCTCATTCATCTCAAAGAGTCGTCTGAAATGGAAGAAAATGAGTTTACTTGGAAGATTGCAAAAGCTGCAAAAGCTGGCAAAAAGAAAGTCAATGTGGGCGGGAAAAAATTTCCTGTTAAGATGTCTAAGAAAAAAGCAGAAGTTATTCTTGACGAAGAAGATATAGACGAAGATTCTACGTGAGGCTCATGAAAACACGACAGTTTGTCGTTACAGTTTAAATTTGTCATTAAGCGAACTTACGTTTTATTGTTCTGTATATAGGGCAATAATTTATCTATGTCGCTCGTAAAATTTAAACAGATTATAGCAAGCTTATTTTTTTGTACGTTCGCTGCTTGCGTAGTTGCAGAACCAGATGTTACTGTTGATTTATTGAGCTCAGGAGCAGCAACTGAACAGACTAGTGGGGGTGGTTCTACACAATTTAATTCATGCGAGATTGGAACACAACGTGCATGTCATATAACCCTCGGTCAACATGAAGGTGTTATCAGCTGTTTCGCTGGGGTACAAAAATGTATCGATGGCGAGTGGTCCGATTGCGGCGAGGGCGAAGAAATAGCAAAACATCCCGCCGATGATGGAAAACCGCTTTCCTTAACAGAAGAAAAAATCTGCGATGATAATCCTTGTGATCCACGATGCAGTAAGTGGGTCGAGGATGGCAAATGGAAAGCAGACGGCACTGTATGTAAATGGACGTGGAACTGGTCGGCAGATCCTGCCGGAAGCATTGATAAAGCCAACAAAGATGGTGCAGCAAAAGAACCTTGCACTCATGGATCTCAATGCCACCAAAATCAGAAGTGTCAAGACCCGTCTCAAGGCTCTTGTTCACACGACATTTGTGCCAAAGGCGTCGGTCTAAAAAAAGGTTGCGAGACGAATTGTGTCGATAAGATTTGTGACAACAAGACTCAGTGCTGTGAAAAGGAGTACACGGGTACTTGCGAAGTTGAGCCGTGTTTAACTTATCAAAAAGGTCTCACGAAGAATTGCGACCCAAACGTCAAGAAGACATGCGAGTGGGATAAGACATGTTGCCCTTATACCCAAATCGAGACGTGTAGCTATTGGGATATCATCGGGTATAAGCAAGTTTGTGAATGGATCGAGACGTACAAATGCGGTTGGCGTCAATACTACCAGTGCGGCTGGCGGTGGGTGGACGTCTACATTTGCGGATGGAGATGGAAGCAAATCTACATCTGTGGTTGGCGCTGGCGTTACATCTACACGTATATCTGCGGCTGGCGTTACATTTACACATACATCTGCGGTTGGCGCTGGCGCTACGTCTATACGTACATCTGCGGCTGGCGTTGGATCGAGACCTACATCTGCGGCTGGCGCTGGACGTGGATCCAAACCTACGTCTGCGGGTGGCGTTGGATCCAGAACTACGTCTGCGGCTGGACGTGGCAGCTCACCTACTACTGTGACTGGTGGAGCTGCTGGTGGCAGGAGGAGTACGTCTACACCTGCTGGTGGGAGCAGCAGTACGTCTACGATTGCTGGTGGGAGCAGCAGTACGTCTACACCTATGAATGCTGGTGGGAGCAGCAGTACGTCTACCAATGCTGGTGGGAAGACGTCTACACGTACCTGTACGAGTGCTGGTGGGAGTACGTCTACACCTACGGCTGCTGGTGGGAGGATGTTTACACATACTTGTACGAGTGCTGGTGGGAACAAGTTTATGTTTATGAATGCTGGTGGGAACTACAATACGTGTATGAATGTTGGTGGGAAGAGCGCTATGAGTGTTGGTGGGAATTGATTCAAAAATGTTGGGATGAACCAGAGTATGGCTGGATCTTTTACTCGTGTGAGAAGAGTTATGATGGTGAATGGACCCAAAAATGCGTAGATCAATACAAGGTATACGTACCTGGCGCCTGTCCACTGAGTTGGAAGGGCGATTGGGATTCTACTTGTATCAATGCTGTTCACGATACATGTCACAATTACTGTGATGGCGTAAAGCTTGGTGCAGGTGAATGCGCGGAATGGGAAGCACCTAACTTCGATGACAAGTGTTCTGACTTCGAGCTTGGCGTTGGTTTAACCTGCAAGATCGGAAACACACCCGTCATTACTATTTGCAACACCGGGTCCAAAGAAGCGCCAAAGGGAATTCCGATCGCAATCATGCCGAAGGGTTCGGGATATTTTGGAACAGAACCGTCTTCTCTTCCCGGTGCGAAATACTGTTACACAGACTCTGCCATCCCAGCAGGTGAGTGTCGTAATGTGAAGAGCTGCAACGTGGTCAATGGTGACGAAGTTATGATTAACCCGAAGCCGAGCGCCAACTATAACTCTGCCGAATGTTTTAAGGGTGACAACTGGGGGTTTTACTACGATGCTGTCTGTGGATATCCACCGAAATGTCCAGGCGGTTATGCCGACACGGTTAAGTCTGAGTCATACGAATCCACATGTGATGATGATCAGACGTCCCAATGGGGTTACCTATCATGGGATGCGACCATCCCTATTGGCACAGAAATATCCTTTAGAATTCGTACAGCCAAAACTAAAGCCGATTTATCTGTTGCAGCCTGGGTGATTATGAGCACGAAGTCGACAAACATGAAACCAGATTGTTCAATGGTGGGTCCTGTTCCATGTCCTATTGACCTCTATACTCTGCTTGGTAAGATGGATGCACAAAAGAAATTTCTTGAGCTAGAAACGAGCTTCAAAGTGGATGTAGTCAAGAAGAATACCCCGACCCTAGAAAAGTGGGAGGTCAGCTATTCTTGTATCGAAGAACAATAATTAACGAATAGTTAGCGATGCTTAAATAAGCCTATTATTCTTTCTTCTTATTTGGGTAAACATAGAAGGGCTTTAATATAAGATTACGTGTACGGACGGACTAAATGATGAGCACAGAACAAACACAAACTGAACAACAAGCTGATACCTTGACACGCCAAGATCTACTTTGTAGAGTTGTTGATGTAGAATTTTCTCTTCTAGCTGCATTTAAACGCTTTGTCGAAGAAGAAAAGTCCTCACTTGAGGATATGATGCAACTTGCAAGAGAAGAACTTTCTAAGATGGAGCTATTTGCGCCAAAGGTAACAGACGACACAGCCGAAGAAATCAAGTTAGAAATAGCTTGATCCTCAAATCAAGTGTCATTAACATGAGCATTATTACAAAAATTATTTCTATTTATGTTGTAAATTTAAAAATAATGCAATAATATGTTAGCAACATGAAAGATAGATTTGACGGAATTAAAAGGGCATATAGCACTGTAGACGTTGCTCGACTTCGTGGCAAGACACACATAGAATATACACTAGCAAAGCTTGGTGCTGAGAGGCTTTGGCGACTAATTAACGAGAAATCATATATTCATGCATTAGGCGCTTCAACTGGTGCGATGGCAGTGCAACAGGTTAAAGCTGGTCTTGAAGCCATTTACCTGTCAGGGTGGCAGGTTGCAGCTGATGCAAATTTATCAGGCAATACTTACCCTGATCAAAGTCTTTACCCAGCGAATAGTGTGCCTGCAGTCGTCAAGCGGATTAACAACGCACTTCTTCGTGCTGAACAAATCGATTGCGCTGAGAATTTAAGTAGTGATAAACACTGGCTTGCGCCTATCGTTGCCGATGCTGAGGCAGGCTTTGGTGGTTCACTAAATGCATACGAGCTGATGAAAGCAATGATTGAAGCCGGGGCGGCCGCTGTTCACTGGGAAGATCAATTGGCATCTGAAAAGAAGTGTGGTCATTTAGGCGGTAAGGTTCTCGTTCCAACATCCCAATTTATCCGCACACTCACTGCAGCGCGACTTGCTGCTGATGTAATGAATGTTTCTACCGTAATTATCGCTCGAACGGATGCGGAATCTGCAAATCTAATCACAAGTGATATAGATCCATACGATCATGATTACATCGAAACTGGAAAGAGAACTCCCGAGGGCTTTCATTATCTATGCAGGACGGGAATGGAACGTTCTATTTCTCGAGGACTTGCATATGCACCTTATGCAGACATGATCTGGATGGAAACATCGATGCCTGATCTTGAGGAAGCAAAGATTTTTGCGGAAGGAATTCATGCACAGTTCCCAGGTAAGCCTCTTGCATATAATTGTTCGCCCTCATTTAACTGGAAGAAGAAACTTGACGATACAACTATTGCAAAATTTCAGAGAGAGCTTGGGGCGATGGGTTACAAGTTCCAGTTTGTGACCCTTGCAGGATTTCATTCTCTAAATCATGGTATGTTTGAGCTAGCGAGAAAATATAAAGATCATGGAATGACTGCATACTCTGAATTGCAACAAGCAGAATTTGATTCTGAAAAATTTGGTTATACTGCGACGAAGCATCAACGTGAAGTTGGAACAGGATATTTTGATGAAGTTTCCAAGATAATCTCAGGCGGAACTTCTTCAACTCTTGCGCTCAAAGAATCGACAGAAACACAACAGTTTAATAAGTAATAATATGAGTCCTAAAATATTATTAGCAATACTATTTGTGATTACTGCAGCAGCGTGTATAACACAGATTGGTATTATGCCGCTACAAGATACCACTGAGGAGAAAAAAATAGAAAAATCTGTTCCTGATATTATTAGTCAAAAAAATAAAAAGAACTTCGACGATTGCGGCTATGAACAGATAGTAGTTGAAAATCCTGATAAAACCAAGTCAATCATTACCATACCGCTTGAGTGCATAGATGAACTTGTGAATTCAGTATGTGATCCGCTTAAGGATTCGATGAAGAACTGCGTGATTGATAATATTGAAGTTATCAATCACTAATATAAGAAGTCAGCGATCAAATGCTGATGTTAATGTAAGCCTAAAGAAATCTTAAGTATTAATTCAAGGATTACAGCCAGCATTAATGATTGATTGCAATGACATGTTACTTAAGCAAATTTGGCTAGACTGTTTGCAAATTATTTATGAATAATTACATAAACTTAAAAACAAACAATGCTTTTTATGCCTAACTCTCTTTTGTTTTGCCATACTTAAAAATCGGAAGATGATAGTATGTCATCCTTAAAAGAAGATCTTGTTGAGCAGCTTGAGAATATCAATGCTCAGATTAATCAATTGAGAAAATCTACATCAAAGAATAGTAAAGTTGCTAAAGAAAAAGCACGTCTCATGAAGATCATGACAGATTTAATTTTAGAATTAGACATGTTAAAAGAGCCAAAAGATTAAATTGAATTTATAAAATGTACTTTTGATTCTTAAAGGCTTTATATAGTCTATATGATAAACCTCGAGAAGCCGCATTCCAGAAATTTATTTCTAGCACAACAGGTTGACCAAGACACAATGAATGTTTTGTCAAAGTCAATCATTGAAATTCGTGAACATGATGTGTATCTTGAAGGGTATTATAAGCTTCATGACTTAGCATATAAGCCAAAGCCCATTATACTCCACATTGATTCGTATGGCGGTTCAGTTTATCAATGTTTTGGCTTGCTATCCATTATGAAATCAACAGGTACGCCTGTAAATACAGTTATCACAGGCTGCGCAATGTCATGTGGTTTTATGCTGGCAATTCATGGTGCACATCGATCGATTCACAAATATGGCACTATGATGTATCATCAGGTTAGCTCTGGGACAGTCGGTAAGGTTGCTGACATTAAAGAAGATTTGTTTGAAGCTAAACGTCTTCAGAAGCAGATTGAGGCTATGACTCTTGATCTTACAAAAATCACTAAAGCAAAATTAGAAAAAGTTTATAAGCGAAAGCAAGATTGGTATATTGATGCAAAGGATGCAGTCAAATTAGGCTGTGCTGACGAGATTATTTAACTTCTGCATAACAAATTATAAAAGAAACACTTTATCTAGCGCTGCCAGCATTCTTAATTAGCTTATAGCTTTTATAACTTATTTTTTATAGTTCCATCGATGCTTAACGTCCCAATGAATATAAAAAACGTTGTAGCAACAATAAAAAATCCTGTTATCAATGTTGTAATCATACGGTTTTATTTGTTTGATAAATTTAAATTAATAAATTTTTAGTGCAAGTTTTTACGAAAGCTTTGTAGAATTAAGTCATAGACACAATAATCAATTAAATTGAAAACTAAGCGTGTGCTGAGCGTGTGCTTCATACTCGTTGAACTAATATAATATAATATAAGTAAGTGAAACTGAGGATGAAGCCCTCAGAAGTAACCAATTTTTTATCATGTCAACAATTCAATTCCCAGAAAATCTAAAAAACAGAGAATTCTTTATCTTTGATCAAATCTTGACAGGCAACTTTGAGGCGATGTGGACAGAGATTGTTCATTGCATCGATGGCGAGGAAGTTAAGCTTCATGTAATGGAAGATGCACTTTTGGTAGGAGGTGTTAGAGTTAATGTTTCAGCTAATCTTGAACAGAAGATTGCTGATTTATTCAATGCATCTTTGCCGACTGCAATGGTTGCTGATATGATATATGCGTCTGCTGTCAGAAAAATCGGTCCATGCCCTATGCCTATCTCATCATCTGTAAGTGCTATGATAACACACTCTAATGCTGTAACAAAGCAGTTAACTTCAGATGTGGGCCTAGTTTCTACAACTGGGAAACATTGGGTTCTTGACAAAAAGATTGATCTTAATCCAAATTATGCATGCAACTACGGCTGGCATTTCACTGGGCCTATTTATAAAGGTATCAAAGGTTACCCAGCAGCATCAAAAATTGCCGGCAAGAACGTTAATGTAATTCAACCCAATGCAATAGCACATAATGTTTTACACTCTGATTATTCACAAGTCTGTCAGCTTGTCGCTCAACGTTGTTGGATCAATGATGTTGAACAACGCTTCTCTGACGTCGTAAAAGATCCACAGATAGCTAATCTAGTATCGCATACAGGCGCACTTAAATTTAATAGACAGCCTGGCACTGCAGCTTATACAGGTAATAAGATTACTTTGCCTTTTAGACTTACTTTTTCTTGTCCTACAGCTTAGGTAAATCATGCCAACATACGATTACGGTTGCTTTGTTTGTAATAAAGAGTTCGAAGTTTATCAATCTATCAAAGACGAAAAGGGTGCAGAGTGTCCCTATTGCAAAGTCTTTTCCTACAATCGTCTTATCTCCAAAGGCACATCATTCAGGTTGAAGGGCGATGGCTGGGCTGCTGATAACTACTCTTCGTCAAAATCATAAGCTAAACTTTGTGTGTGATATAATGGGGATAAGATGATTCGATTTCTTGGCGCGATTCCTAACAAGTGTACTGTGGCTTTTTCTGGTGGCGTTGATTCAGTTGCAGTAGCTGATTTTTTGTTGAACGGAAGGAAACAAGTAGATCTCGCTTTCTTTCATCATGGAACAGAGACATCAGCTGCAGCATTAAAGTTTGTAACAGAATTTGCTACAGAACGTAAGCTTATTTTACGAATTGGTCGATTATCACGAGACAGGTTAAAAGAAGAATCTCTCGAGGAATTTTGGCGGAATGAACGTCATGGGTTCTTTGCAACGTTTAATTCTCCCGTAATAACCGCACATCATTTAGACGATGCTATTGAGACATGGATCTTTACATCGCTTCATGGAGAATCACGTTTAATTCCATATTCTAGCGGAAACGTAATTCATCCTTTCTTAATCACGCCAAAAAAAGAGATTATTGCTTGGTGCAAGAAAAAAAATCTTAAGTGGATAGAAGATGAATCCAATCGTGATATACAGTTTATGAGAAACCTTGTTCGTCACAAGATTGTACCTGAAGCGTTGAAGGTTAACCCAGGTTTGCACAAGGTCATTAAAAAGAAGTATCTTGAGCTTTAAGAAGCTTTTTCCTTTAACAACGCGAATACAGATCTTGGAATCTTAGTTTTAGGTTCATCCCCTAAAGAAATACAGTTCTGGCTTGCGAATTGAGTTAAGCCGTTAGACGTGCCAGGTCCCCACAAACCGTCTATACTCTTGTCATATAGACAAATCTTTGATAAATATGTTTGTGCTTCCTTAAGCGTATTTTTATCCCATAATACAGAAGCATCCTGGGGTAATGCAGCTGTTTCGGTAGGCTTCATGAATAACTGTGCCTCTGACTTCCGTCGATTTAGTAGACCTTTGTTGATTTTCATCACACCGTTGACGCGAAACTTGCTCCACTCTTCTAGACTTGCAGGAACTTTAGCGAAATTACCAGAATTAACTGATTTTTGAACATTTGAGTTAATGATGCCACCTTCGCCTGTGTTAAAAATGAAGCTGACAAGTGCATCAAATTGATTTTGATTTAGATCAATAGTGATATACTTCTTGACAGCTTTTTCAAATCTTTCTACGTCTTTTGCTAAAATTTCCATTGCCTGCACTTTTGTAATCTCTTGATATTTTTCACCAGGCAGAATCACATGCCCTACACCAATTGTAGGTATACCAGCTATATCGTTATATCTTTTAAGCATCAAACCTTCCCACTTCGTAATATGTTCTAAGCCAAATGCAGAAACTTTTAAATGTTCATTCATGATGTTTGTAAATATCAATATTGCAACTCAACGTCGTATTAATGTACACTATTTTAGTACGGTATGTCCAACGACAAAAAGATGCTAAGAATGGCTGCTAATGCTGCGCTACAAAATAAAGAACGTGGTAACGATATTCGAACGTTTTTTCTCGGCAGCGTAGGTTTAAGGAACGATGGTGTGCTTGTTTCATCTAGAAACGTTGCATCCCGTGACATTGCATTAAGCCACCATGCTGAAGCTCGCTTGGCTCGAAAACTCACTCCTCAGTCAGAAGTTTGGGTAGCACGAGTTCGAAAAAATGGTGAATGGGCAATTGCGAGACCATGTGAAAGTTGCCAAAACAAATTACGTATGGCCGGCGTTTCTCGAGTCGTATATACACTTGAACACAATGAGTGGGGCGTTATGGATTTAAAAGAGATTAAAAGATGAACGTTCACTCTATAAATCCTGTTGGCGCCCAAAGGATTCACGATGAACTATTTGATGCAGGATTTGGCGTAAAGTACATTCCAATTGACAAAGGATACGCAAGGTTTCTTAGATGAAAAAAGACAATGTTATCTCCATGGCCGAGCGACTTGAGCGTTGGCAACATATTTACACTTCGCCTAATGGTGAATTTTACGTGACTGTCTCGTCGAGAGGTTTCCTAAAAGTCGCTTTTAGAGATGATCAAAAGTCTATCTTACTCGACTTCTTTGAATCTGTCAGATTCATGTCTGTTGTATCAAAAGGATTTGAGGAGATGGTAATAGATGCAACTTAGCGTGCGCTTATTTTATAAAGATACGTGGGGTTCACACCCCAAAAAACAGTAATTACATTAACGAAAGAAGCAAATATGATTAACAAGAAGCAGAAGAAGAATAACTTTTACAACCATGACTTGAATCTTACTATTGATATCCTTACCTACACGTCTGATGACGAACTTCGAAATTTGCATGATTCTCTTCACAAAGAGCGAGACATGATAGTTCGTGAAGGATATAGTTCAGCAGATGTTGAAACATCTATTTGCTACACCCAACGAGAACTTGACATACGCGAAATGCGTCGTACAGCTCATATGAACTACGTCAAGTCGTCGAACTTCATGCCTGCTGTACAACAGGCAACTCAGCAAGCTGCAAAAGACAGCAATGTACTGTACTGAAGAAAAATATACTTATGCAAGACATTATCCACGACTACCTTAAAGGCTTAAGAGCATTTTCGCTTTTAAAACATCCAGAAGTTGTATCCTTGTTTAAAGAATACGCTGAAGGCACAGACGTATCTGCTAAAAAAGCAAAGAAGAAACTGATTGAGAGTAATCTTCGTCTAGTAATCTCTATTGCAAAAAGGCACAAAGGGCACAATATTCCGCTAGAAGATCTTATTCAAGAAGGAAATCTTGGTCTCTTAAAGGCGATTGATCGCTTTGATTATAAACGAGGCTTTAGGTTTTCTACTTACGCGACTTGGTGGATTAAACAGGCAATTAGTCAGCACGTTCTTAAGCGTAAGCGTATGATTCGTCTCCCTGCACATGCTGCGTCTGTTCAAAAAAAGATCGTGCAAGCTGCTAATGAATACCGCGCAATGATGGGTTGTGAACCTTCAAATGAGGAATTACTTGAATTAATTGATGCATCTGAAACGGTTGTGAAAGCAACCATTGCTTCAGGTCGTAATACAGTATCACTAAATCAAACAATAACGTCTGATCCTGATTCTGGTTCATTAGGCGATAAGATTGAAGATGAAAATGAGAATGTTAATCCGTTTTATGTAACATCTTCTAAAGAACTACTTGGAATTGTTCAAGATGTTCTTCAAACGCTTACAGAAAAAGAATCTGCAATTCTCAGACTTAGATTTGGATTATTTGATGAAGACATGAACACCGCAGAATATAAAATTTCTGAAGGCGATGTATCAATTCTTATGACTGGATCGTGATGAGTTTAAACATAGCAATTAGTCTTTTTGGACTTCTGAGTAATTTTATTACGCTTTCTTTAGTATTGAAGTTAAATAAAAAGCTCGGCAACTACATTGAAGAGCAAGATATTGCAAGCGCAATAGAAGAAAAACTAAAACAGCGTGAAACCGACTACAGATCTGTCTTGATGTCTAAATTAGACGAAGTACAAAATATAAGATTCTCATCTCTGCATAAAATACAAGGAAAGTAAACTTAAGCATGTTACAGTGTAAAAAAGATAAGTCACAATACGCAACGGTTACTGAAGAAGGAACTAATTATAGAGAGATTGCTGATATGATGACCATGATTGGATACAAGATGAACCATTCATCAGCAAGAAACTATGTGCTGCGAGTTATGAAAAAATTTGCCCATGCAATCACAAAAAAATGGAGCATTGATATTGCCGACGAGAAGCTTGAATATATAATTAAAAATCCTCAGTTTCAAGAAGGTATTTGTGATATTCTTCAAGAAATTGAAGTCGGCAGAAAATTACAGCAAGAAGGGATCACAGTTAAATGAGACTTCATGAAAGAAGCATTTCAAAAGTTACGTTGATTAATGTTCTTAAGCGCAGAAAATCAAGTCTAAAAAGATTTTTAGAAGAGACGGGAATCGTAACATATGAGTTGTTACGCACTCGTTGCGACTCAATGGGAGTTATTCCACCTGAAGAACAAGAATTCTTAGACACAACAGGTGCATATGCAATGGGCACTGCTACTGTATCTTCACCCGCAGAAGGCGTAATTGTTCTTAATCCCCCCAAAGTTATTAATGAACTAACAGGCTTGCAAATTGCTATGCCAGATATTGAAACCGATATCTTAACAGAAGCAGCTGTGTCACAAGAAGATATTCTAAACGAAATAGAAACAGACGAAAGTTTAGCTAAGAAGAAGAAGAAAAAGCCCTGAATATGTTTTGCATCTTGGCGTCGCATAGTAGTATAGTGTTTTCTGTATGACATCCATCATTGATATTCTAGAACAGCTTGAGGCTAATAACTCCCGTCTGTTCAAGGAAGAACTTCTCGAGATGCACGGCGATAATAAACTTCTTCGCCGTGTATTTGTTGCATCATTTGATCCTTACACAAATTATTTCATTTCAAAATTTAAGATGCCAAAGGCGTCTAATTTCACGCCTGAAGATGATGTTGTTATCAGTAATTTTCTAGACTTCATCACAGCATCATTAGCAACCAGACGAATAACAGGCAATACTGCTAAGGACGCAGTTGTTTCTTTCTTTTGCGAATTGTCTGAAAGACAACAACGGTGGTGTCTCAGAATCCTTCTCCGCAATCTTAGAGTTGGAGTGATGGAGACCACGATCAACAAGATTTGGCCGGGTTCCATCTCCAAGTTCTCAGTGCAGCTTGCAGAGACGCTTGCTTCCACCCATAAGGTCGGAAAAGGAATCATAATCACAGAAGAAGTTCAGTATCCTGTTCGGGTCGAGCCGAAGCTTGACGGCCTCCGATGCATCGCGATCAAACACAAAGGCACAGTGACGATGTTCACACGAAGCGGTTCGGAGATCGATACACCCGGTGTTCAAGAAATCAAGCGTGCGCTTGAAAATTCATCTTGGGACAATTTTGTTCTTGATGGAGAGCTTCTTGACGAAGATGGCACTTGGAATAGCACAGCGTCGGGTGTTCTAAAGAAAAAGATCTAACTTTCATTCCAATACAACTTGAAATCACGTTAAGGTATAATAGAACCATGGCAATCAAATTTCATATCTTCGATGCAATGCACTTCGACGACTGGCGTGCTCAGTCGAACGAAACACTCGTTCCCGATCGTGTCGAACTTGCATCTGAACTCGTCAACCAGGTTGGCTCCGACCACGTTGTCACGGTGGCAGGCAGAACGGTCAATGACCACTCCGAGCTGATGAAGTTCTACTCCTCTACGATGTCGAAAGGCTATGAAGGTATTATGGTGAAGGACCTCGATTCACCATATGTCTTTAAACGGTCTGGTGCAGTGCTTAAGCTTAAGCCTGTTGCTACTGCTGAGCTCGTTATTGTTGGACATTACGAAGGTAACAGAGGCTCTAAGCGTGAAGGTCTATGGGGCGGTTTTGAAGCAAAGGCAGCAAATGGAGTGATCACAAAGGTTGGCGGAGGATATAACGACAAAGTACGAGCTGAGATTCAGATAGCCGGCCCAGATTCGTTCATTGGAAGTATTATTGAATGCGAATACCAACCTGATCCACTAACTGGTGATGGCTTCACTTCAGATGGCAAACTTCGATTTCCTGTGTTCGTTCGTTTTCGCGACCCTCGAGATGTCGATGCCAAGTTTTTAAAGGCCTCAGAAGCTTTCTGAAATAAGTAATTAATGTTTTCAAGCCAAAAAGCTAGCTGTATCGTGCTTTTCAATAAAAAAAATCAATATCTGCATTAGCACAAATAACGATGCAAATGCGCGTCAGGGCATGTTAGTATATGAATATGTTCAAGGCTTGCCAAACCGACTTTAATCTAGATCGTCACTTAATATCTTTTCTGCAAGACTCTCCGTTCTTTGCGGAACTATCCCGACATATCACAAAGATTCCTACCGAAGATATGCCTACAGCAGCTGTAGCCTTCGATCAAAAGCGTGATGATCTGGTTCTCTATTGGAATCCACAGTTTTTCGCAAGTCTCTCATCTCGTGAGATCCGGGGTGTGCTCATTCACGAGTTTTATCATCTCGTGTTTGGCCACTTATACGGTCGCAAGCGTACTCCTCCGCAGCTGTGGAACATCGCTACTGATCTAGCCATCAATTCTATTATTCTTGATCCTTCACGCCCGGGTTTAAATCATCTAGATGGTGATCGCCTTTTGCCTGACTTTGCTCTAGTTCCTGGCAAGGCCCTCAAGCATCCTGAAGGTCGTGAGTGGTCTGAAGATGAGAAAGCTTCCAAGCAGCTCTCAGAGATCATTGAAGCTTTACCACCCATGCAGGCTTCGGAATGGTATTTTGAAAAGATCTACGAAAAAATAAAGGACAATCCTGACTTCGCTGCAGCTATGGAGGCTGTTAGCGCGTTAGATGATCATGGCGCTTGGGAACAACTTTCCGATGAAGCTAAGGAATACGTGGAAAGTAAGGTTAAGTCAATTGTCGAAAAAGCAGTTAAGGTTGCAGATTCTCAGGCCAACGGTTGGGGTAATATCTCATCCGAGCTAATTAACTCCATTCGTCAGTCGGTATCTAACGTTATTAATTGGCGCATGGTGCTTCGACAATTCGTAGGTCAATTGGTTCGTGGTGGTCGTGCCACAACGATGAAGCGTATTAATAAACGCTACCCCTATATTCATCCGGGTACGAAGCGCGGTTATGATGCTAAGCTTCTCATTGCCATTGATCAGTCTGGTTCTGTGCACAATGATATGCTCGCGGAATTCTTCAGTGAGCTTGGTAGTCTCACTAAGAAGATTAGCATTGACGTTCTTCCATTTGATTGTGAAGCTAACGTTAATGATATTTATGAGTGGCGCCGCGGTGCTAAGATTAATGCCAAGCGCATACGCTCCGGCGGCACTGACTTTAATGCACCTACTAACATTGCAAACGATCCGAAGAATCGTGGAAGATGGGATGGAATTCTTTGTCTCACAGACGGTGAAGCACCAGCACCTACTTCATCGAGAATTAAACGCGGCTGGGTCCTCGGCCGTGGTTGCAAACTTCACTTCAATACCACAGAATTAACTATTTCGATGCAAGACGGTAGCGAAACGAAAGGTGCGTGGCGTTGACCAGGAAGCTTCAGAATTAATTTGTAAAATCAAGGTGAGGTTTTATACCTCGCCTTTTATTCATTTGCAGCTAACACTTTAGATTCATTTACTTGTGATGTAGCTTGCAATGCGCGTTCATTTACAAGATCAGTCATTTCTTTCTTAATAAATTCTGAAACGCCCTGTTTCATATAGAAGTTCTTAAGTGCTTCATCTTCTATAGATCTAAGCGTGTTAAGCGTGTTCTGAAGAATATCAGATGAAACTCCAAAAGTTTCTTTTGTAATCTTTTCTTCTGAAATTAATTTCTGTAGTTCACGCATCTGAGACTCAACAAAGCGTTGTATATAAACGTGTGTGTCTTTTGCGCAAACAGCATATGCTTCAAGCTTTTTTAAATCTTCAAGCGTTTGATTAAGTTGTGAACTTTTCTTATCAAGTGATTGTCCGTACATATTGTCCATAGATAATAAATTAATCTTCAGACAGAAAAAGTAAAAGGGGCCTTAAACTCAAGACCCCTTACTTCATATATAATTACTATAGCTTTACTTTTTTTTCTTCTTGCCAATATTTAATGTTTTTGGGTAGCCTTTTTGACCAGGTTTTAAAGCACGTTTGCCACTTTTGCGACGGGCGTGTATGTTTGCCCAGAGACTTTCATCTAGTTCAGATTCATCTTCTTTGTGACTATCCATGACTTCTTCAAAGTCATGCTCAGACTCATCTTCATCATGATCTTCGTCGTCGCCGAGCATATGCATTTTTGGCTCCATATATGATAAGACCTGATTTAAATTTTCATATGCAGTTGTGACATGAGCTTGAACCCAAGCAGGTAACTGATCATCATCTTCTAGCATATCACAGAGCATATAAGATATCTCTTTGACTCTATGCAGCTGATATTTTGCCATTGATCCTTCTGCATCATATGCATGACCATCTTCATCACCGTGCAAGAAAAATTCGCTATCATCATCATCATCTTCGTATTCATATTCATCATTATGATCTAAATCATAACCATCAAAGTGATCAGAAACTGCAGCTTCTCTTATTAATTTTCTTAATTGTTTTGCTGTGATTCTCATATAATTACCTGAAGCAAAAATTTTTGTCTAGAGTTAAGTATATTATACTTTAGTTTTCTTTTTAGATCTTGTTTTTAAACAACAACAGGACGAGAATTATAAGACAATAATTTCATTAGTGAATGAAATAATATTGTTAGCCTTTTAAATTTGTGTCGTGGTTTGTTGTTATTATTGTAATAAACGTGTCATCAAAATCGAAGATCTGTAATTTGCTGAATGGATTCTTGATTTCTTTTACTAAGACTTCGCTGACGTATCTTTTAAGAATCACAGTAGATATGTGACGCTTTAAAATATCTAAATAAATCATAACAATAAATAATCAATTTAGTTTTACAAAGTATTCTAATTGAATTCCATTGATGCTATGTCTAAGCTGGTTGTTATTCAAGAGCGAAGTTGCGGTACATGCACAAAGTGCTGCGAAGGTTGGTTATCTGCAAATATAAAAGGTTATGAAATGCACCCAGGAAAACCCTGCTTCTTTTTGGCTGACGGTAAGTGCACAGATTACACAGAGCGACCTAATACTTGTAAAGTATACAATTGTGCGTGGAAGTCTGAGCCTGAGACTTTTCCGGAATGGATGAGGCCTGACAGAACAGGTACAATCATTAGTAAGATCATTTTACCTTCCCGTAATGACCTGGCGCACTACGAGGTCGCTGAAAGTGGAGGCAGTTTAGATGTGAAGACATTAAATTGGCTGATTCAGTGGTGTCTAGACAAAGGTATAAATCTGTTTTACGAGATTGAAGGCAAGCACCACTTGATCGGAAGTCCAGTATTCAAGCAGTCAATGTCGGGGAAGTGATCCACCAATCGGGTGTAGCGCTATGACGCCATCGGGCGAATCGTGCTTTCTCCCCGATGTAATAAGCGCGGTAAGACGAAACAGGATCTTTCCTATGATATAGTTTGTCTTTAATAGCTAGCGCAAAAGGCGTTATAGGAATAACAGGTAGATTTTTCGGAATATTCTCTGAGCACCACACAGCAGCATCGTGAGCTTTGTGACGCCTTCCGTAGCGCCTTGTGTATTCTTCGAAGAGAGACAGCGCGTGCTTCGACAGCCACCTATAGTTTTCCACAGAGCTTCTCGCCCACACAGTGCATGGGTGATTGTAGTGTGTTCTCTTCCACGGTGCTTCACCTAGTGGATGAGCTGCGCACAACATTTGTGTGGACTCTAGACACATTTTTAGAACATGACGATCACAATGATCTCTCGCCGCCAGGTCGGGGTCAAGATTAAGAATAAAGATATTCACATGTGCTATTGTAGACAGAAGAGGTATAATGTACTAATGAGCCGAGTCTCAAAATTATGCGTATAACATCGATCATTAGCTTTTAAGCAACTTTGGAGTAGCAAGTTAAGCAGGAAATATAAGTAAGTCGACGAGTGCAGCTAGCTTAAGAGGTGTCAGCGGCTCACCCCGAACCTGCTTTATTTTTAATAAGATTTTTTTAATTATCATTGCTCAAATTCTTCAACCGTGAGCGTGCTTAAAAACAACCCACCGAAATAGGTAGTAGCGGTGTTGTCACCATTAATATAAA